CCATAATAAAAGCTTTGTCCATCTTTTTATTACCGCCAGAAAAGTCAAAAGAATTTACAAGCTTAGTAGTGTCTTTCATTAATTCTTGTGTACCTTCTTGAGTGGTTTCTTCTGCACTGCCTTTTACTTTAGACACTTCATCTGCCATAGCTGCAATTGCTTCAGAAACTCCAGTATCTGGTTCTCGTTCTTTTACAACGTCTTTACGAGCTGCTGACAAAAGTTCATCTGCCCCTTCTGTTGCTTTTTGAATTACTGAGCCCATTGCTTTTTTATCTCTTTTGTGCGGATGAATAGACATTTCTTTAATTT